TCAGGCTAGTTCGTTAGTGGCGTGTCTGTCCGCAGCTGGCGTGCGAATGTAAAGACAAACTAAGCATGTAGTACCGAGGATGTAGAAATTTCGGACGCGGGTTCAACTCCCGCCAGCTCCACCAAATAAAACAAGGGGTTACGTGAAAACGTAGCCCCTTTGTCTTTTCCGATGGCGGCAAAATGGCGACAGGCTTTTGGACTGGCGACAAAAAACCCGCTTTCAAAGCGGGTTCTTTTTAAAAATTCATGTGCCCTTGTTCACCTTTTCCCGGATGTGGGGGCGCAGAAGAAATCACATTAGGCTTAATGATATGCCTAACAAATGTTTCATGCGTGACAAAAGTACAACCGCAGTTGATATTTTGGCACTGGTTGTAACGTTCTTTCGTTGTTGCTGATACCTGAAAACTGCTTCTTGTATGAGCTGCCTGGCCGCACTCTGGACAATTCATCATTCCGGTTATCCCACCACTTCTGCAAAAATCACAATAATGATACATCATTATACAATTTTGAGAACCTATTACTCTATTTCGAGATCATCAATCCTAACCTCAAGCTCCAGAGTCGTAGTGAAACCATTATCTGCACTGACACTATGCGTCAGCGTGGTAATGGTCCATTCGGCATCATCAATCGGCTGTTTAAACCCGCTCACCTTCACCGGCATTTCGGTATACAGATCAGCCCTTCCCTCTGCGAGCTGCAGGGAGAAGCTTGCAACCCCGCGCTGCAGACGTTCCCACTGCATCTTTGCCGCTCGCTCTGCATTGCTGCGGTTTGCATAAGTTCTGTTGAGTACCAGCACGTTTTCATCCGTCCCAACCAGGTAATCTCCCTGTTTTGCTTCCGGCTCCTTTGCCGTGGCGGTTTTCTTTCGACGGCGCTTAACCTTTGCTGTCTCTTTTTTCTTTGGCTCGCGGGTATGGAGCCAGCTGGCAATTACCCCCGTATAGGCATCACGATCGGCCAGGGTAAAACGATGACCGTCACCGACCTGGCGGGTTATGGTGATAACCGGCAGCGGCTTACCGCTTGCCGTTCTGCCCCGCCCCTGACGGATAAACAACAGATTGCCGTCCTTAACGGAGGCTATCGCACCATACTGCCGCGCCAGCTTCATCAGGAAACTCGCATCGCTCTCGTTGGTCTGGTCAAGATGATCCACAGGCTTGTCCATCAGGTCCTGCCCCAGCGCCATCTTTAATTTATGCCTGGCAGCTATTTCCTTCACCACTTCACCCACCGTTGTCTGGTGCCATGATTTTTCACGCCGCGTGTTCAGGGTTTCACGGAAATCTGCGCTACGTGCGCGAATTGTGAGACGGTCAGGCGCGCCGCTGTGCTCAATCTCATCGACAGTAAAGCCCCCTTTCGGGAAAAGCGGCTGACCTTTCCACCCCAGCGCAAACTGAATACTGGCACCACGACGCGGCAGAACGATTTGCCCGTCCGAGTCATCCAGCTCCAGATCAAGCTGGTCAGCTTCAAAGCCCCTGTTATCCGTAAGCGTCAGACTCATCAGACGTGAATCCAGTACGGTTGTGACATCCTTTCCTTCAATAATGATGCTGAAACCCGGTGCTTTACTGTTCAGGTTCGTGAGATCAGAGGTGAAATTCACTGCAGTAACCCTCCCACCGTATTTTTAATATTCCCTATCGCAGAGGTGGCGGTGTCCTGCAAATTGCTGAGCTGATCGCTGAGGCTGCCGAACATATCAGACAGCGATTCATCCACCATGGCATTCGATGCACTGGCAGCAATTTCTGGCGCAGCACCAAGAGACAGGAAAGTTGAACCCAGCGCGGCCGCCTTGCGGAAATCAAGCCGGTCGGCCACGCCCCCCATACGCTGCAGCACGTTGATAATATCGCCACCTTTTGACATGGCGTTATCGTCCAGGTAGTTCAGGGCATCGCCAAGCTGTTCAATATTTCGGGTCGGCACTTTATACAGCTGTGCGATTTTACCCAGACCTTCCGCCAGCTCATCAGCGGGCAGTTCAAAGGCGGTTGCGGCTTTTGCTGCCGTGGATGCAAAAGCCAGCAGGTCACGCTTCTGGTCTTCGTAAGGATCATTCTGATTTGTCACCCCCATACGCGCGCCACCTTCAACCAGCGCGGCATAGTCAATAGCGCCATTCTCCATCGGCAGCTGCTCACTGGCGGCCTTGATGGCATCCTGCATGTCATAATACTGTTTTGTCCGGTTGCCGTTGTCGTCCCGCAGACCGTTCACCTGCTTTGCCACCCCTTTCATGGCATCTTCCATGCTGGCATAGCTTTTCACGGCGGCCATGACCGGCGCCCCCATCGCCAGCCCGGCTGCAGAGGTAGTTGCTCCGGCGCCCGCAATACGATCCCTCACCTCAAGGCGGCGGGAATACTGATCGCGGACAGCATGCATTCGCGCCTGTTGCGCGCCAAGACGTTTAAGAGATTTTTGCTGACGGTCCAGAGCCTGCCGGGTTTCGTCGGCGTTCTGCCGCAGCTCCCGCTGCGCGCTACTCAGCTTTTTGGTATCCAGCCCGGCCTCATTGAGCGCAAGACGCTGACGCTGCACAGACTGACGCAGACCGTTGTATTTGCTCTGCAGCTCGTTAACGCGGTTTTTTGCCTGCTCAAGCAGACGTGCCTGCGCCGCCGTCGGGCGGTTAGTGGCCGAGAACTGCGTGGCAAGCTTCGCCGCTTCTTCGCGTGCGGCTTTAAGACTGTTGCCGGTGACGGCCAGCTGCGCGCTTGCCTTGCGGAAACCGTCAATACGGCCCGCCTGGGCATCCAGTTCTTTTAATCTTGCGCGGCTTTGCTGAATGGCGGTAGCCAGCTCTTTAGAGCTGGCCTGCGCGGATCGGAATGGGCGGGTGAGCTTATCAACCGCATTTAGAATTACCTGCAAACGCAGGTTAGTGTCACTCATCGCTGGCCCCGCTTCTCTGAATCGCTTTGTGCCGCCACTCCAGCACTTCGGTCAGCGGCATAACGTCAGTGACGGACGGCGGCCAGTGAAAAATGGTGGCGATATCAGCCACCAGGTCTTCTACCGTCAGGCTGTCGGCAAACCGGCAAGCACCGATTTCTTCAACAAAAAAGTGACCACCTCAACCGACAGCGCGGTGAGATCGGCGGGGTCCATTTCAGCCATTTCCTGAGCGGTCAGCGCGGGCGTGGAGATGCGGGGAATAATCGTCATCATCGCACCGACGTCCATATCCATGATCGCCTGCAGGCGGGTGCCACGCAGTGCGCCGGACTGCGGCTTGCGCAGCACAATTTCGGCAATTTCGGTTTTACCGCGTTTGCCCTCGTTGATTTCAACAACGCGCACCCCGTGGTGGTAATCCTGAGCCATAAGGCAGTCTCTCCGGTTTACAGGGGGTGTGCCTATGTTCTGGTTGATACACGCGCTGCGCACGCTTTGGGCTTTGTGTAGGGAATGGCACAGTTTGCAAGTAATAATTTGAGCTGCTGCGATGATCCCCGAACACATGGCAGAGAATAGCCACAGGATAATGAGACCTAAGGTTTCCCGATTATCGGGAACTGTTCAGGGAGTCTGACATCCAGAGCGCGATAGCCTTTATTAATATTTACTCTTCATTTCAATACGTTGTAGCTATTATTGAGCTCGCTTATTTCTATTTGTTCCGAGGTTATCGGGGAGGATTTTGGCGTCTTGCCCTGACGCACATCACGCATTTGTTTGACACATTTAGCCATTGCGGAAAGGCCAACATCAGTAGAGTTAGCTAGCGTCAGAGGCGGTGTAATTCTGGTCGGCAACCAACTTTGCGGTTTCGAGTTTGAATTAAGGAATGAAATTTCTTATTTTCATTGAAGCACATGTGTTGTTCTTAGAAGAATGCTGAACCTCTGTTCAGGAGGCCTAACTCAGCAAACCACTTCAAATTACCGTGCAATATCATTACAATGCGATTAAATTCATTCACTCCATAACTAGGATAATAATGCTGCAAAATTCTTCTCTTACAGAAAATAAGCCTAACCTGGATTATATTCAGGCCTTAAGGGCACTGGCTGCACTGATGGTAGTCCTCCATCATGCTAAAGCCTTTCTGGTTGGAACTGTTTATGAAAAACTTTCGTTTGATCTCTTTTGGCCAGGAGCCTTCGGTGTAGATCTTTTTTTCATAATCAGCGGATTTATTATAGTTTACACATCCTACGACTATACAAGAAAAGACTTACCAACCTTTATAAAAAAGAGATTCATCAGAATTTGGCCTTTGTATTTCATTGCAACAATGATTTATGCCTTACTATTCAAAAACACAGATCTGTCAACAATGCATGGCTTTGTTTATTCCGATAAAATTGATGCAGTACAATCACTCAATATTATTAAAAGCCTTTTATTTATCCCTCTTAATTTTTATGATCCTGTGTACTTTGGCGCTGCCACATTATTCGTCGGATGGACCTTAAATTACGAAGTTTATTTCTATATAGTCTGCGCAACAGGGTTGCTATTTTCCAGGAATAAATACTGGTTTTATACTCTTTGGTTTTTAACAACGCTATTTATAATCCCCTCGTTTATGGGGTTAGCCACGACTATAAGACCTACTATAGAGAATGGTGGGTATTTCAACCTCACAATACAAAGCGTTGTATGGGAGTTTGTTTTTGGTGCATGCGTTGCTATTTTATTCAAAAAAAATATGCTTAGGATAAAAGATCCCAAAAAAGCAATACCGTTAATACTCATTGCATTCGCAATCCCTGCATATGGCTATGTTACAAAAAGGAACACAATGCATGGGGTAGAATATTTCGGAATGTATTATTGCATAATGTTTTTCCTTCTTACATCATGCCATCAATTTATAAAGGACAATATAAAAATACCCAAAACAATACTTTCCATAGGAGATGCGTCTTATTCTTTATATCTCTTACACCCTATAGTTTTCATTGTCTTGTTCAAATTAAAAGAACGATTACTACCAACATTAGATTACCAGAACTTTTATTTCATGTTCATTTCAGTAATAGTATCAATTTTAGTGTCAATCCTTTCTTATAATTATCTTGAAAAAAAGCTAATTAACATATATAAAAAATAATTGCATTCGTTGATTGGGGTAGTTCATTCTACCCCACAACGCGTTACTTCGGCATCAGTTGTTTTTTGGCCAATTAATATTGGGTGCGCAGGAGATATCTACAGACTCCAGTGCATCAAGATAATCCAGCCACATATTGTATTGTATCAATTCTTCCTCGTTGAGTCTCCCAATCGCCGCCTTACCAGGCCATTGTTTGCCATTCATGTAAATGTTTGCAGCATCAATCCGGTTTTGTTTTTCGACTCGAGCCTGCGCCAAACTCTCTTCGCGAGTCGGCGGAGGGACATCTCCCCATGCAGGTAAACCATCATTACCGGCAATTAATAATTTTCCTTTAGGTGGATCGGCCGAAAATTTCTCATGAATATTGTCGGCCACCTCAATGGCATCAGATGGCCATGTACCAGCGGCATAATACTCATCCTTCCAGCCGAAATAATAAAAAGCATTTTTAGAAGGGCTATAGGCATAATTCATTTTTTATTTCCCGACTGCCAGAAACATTGCACGAGTACTTGTAATACCACCCGCGATAGTTGTAATGAGCGTTACCACCGCATCAAAGCCAGTCAGCGACTGGTTCTCGCAGCTCACAGCAGCCTGAACATAGTTTTTCTTGGTAGCGAACACACCAATCAATCGTAAAGGGAAGGCCTGAGGGAAAGTAATGGGGGTTGTTACGCCCGTACCGACAGTAGTTGAGTTGTTTACTAATCGGTTAAAAGCCATGAGCTTATATCCACCAGGCAGCGTGTAAACAACAGTTTCTGTATCTGGTTCACTGAGAGAGTATTGCAAACCGAGGTATTCGAGAATGGACGCAATAGATTTTCCCGACAAGGCTGTAAGCGTATTATCCAGAGGCTGCTTGTTCGCCAGGGCATTATTCATAGTGGCCGCAAAGTTAGGATCGTTACCTAACGCCGCCGCCAGTTCGTTCAATGTATCAAGCGCTGCAGGTGAGGAACCAACAAGCCCTGCAATAGCGGCCTGCACAAAAGCAGTATTGGCAAGCTGAGTTGAATTGTTACCAGCTGCCGCCGTCGGAGCTTTTGGGGTGCCGGTAAACGTCGGGCTGGCTTTTTGTGCATATTGCGAATGCGGATCAGCTGCCGCAACATGTGTCGCCATCAGCTCATCCACATACACCTTTAACTCCAGCACCTTGTCATCCACGTATTTGCGGGTTGCCAGCACCACTGCAGGGTCAATTTTAAGAGTGATGTTATCGGTGCTGCTGGTAATCAGCACCATGCGCACGGTCTGCGTGCGGCCGCTGCCCTCTGCCAGCTGCGGCTTGTAGCTCTCCGGGCAGTTACCGACAGCAATCAGCGCGCCGGTTTCATCAAACAGACCAACCTCACGAATCCACCAACCGCCCTCCGTTTCTGGTATCACCTGCTCAGCGATCACCTGGCTGCTGTTCTGCGGATCGATATAAAGCATATTCAGAGCTGCACGGCGTTTTTCACCGACCAGCTTTGTCTGTTGTGCGTTTGGCGTTGGCAGCACGCCGCCGCCATCACCCACCGCCATCTGTGTAATTTTCAGCGGAACACCGAGCGCGGCGGCATTTGCCAGTTTCGCCGCGCCGATATCCGTCAGCAGGGTATAAAATTTTGCGCTCATGGGTTCACTCTCATTGTGTCAATAACATGGACCGCGCCGCCCTCATAGGCAGAACCACCGGAAAGGATGGTTTCGTTGATATACGGGTAAATCGTGATTTCTTCGCCGGTGTAAGTGGCAGCCCCAACGAAATATGGTCCGCTCGTCTGCAGGTTTATGGACATGCCGATCAGATGCCGGCTGCAGGGTTTGGCGTCACCAATCAGGCGCTCCAGCTCCAGATAGGTTTCCTCTGTTATGCCCTGGTCCTGCACCCCGATATCCAGGCGAAACGTGCCCGGCGCCTCGCCGGTCTGCCACCATTCAATAATGCGGATCAGAAAGCCGAACGGCTCCACCACACGCCGCACAGCACTAGTTGTGCCCTTGTGCTGATGGATATAGAAAGCATCCTGCACCACACGGCGCTTCACGTTCTCCGCCCATCCTTCGTCCCAGCGATCAACCGAAAAGGCCCACGCCAGATACGGCAGAAACTTGACCGGGCATGTTGCGGGGTTCCATAAATCCCGCAGCGGCACCTGCAGATCGGAAATTCCGCTGCAGGTCTGAGCAAGTCGGCGCTCAAGCGGCGATGAGCCAGGAGGAAGTAGACTATTCATCCGTTCCCCCGTTGGTTACGCTCCATTCCGTACATGAAGCGGCTTGTGTCTTATCCAGCACCACATCAGCGAGCGGCGAGGCCAGCTCAACACGCTGCACACCTTCAACATGCAGCGCGGCATAAATAGCACTGCGGCGAATATCACGCCCCAGCCTCGTCTGGCTGGCGATATATTTCTGCAGGCTGGCTTTTGCCGCCTCCATCACCGGCTCAGCTTCTGGCCCCGGGTAAAGAAAAATCGTCGCATCCACGCTGTACGGAATAATTTCAGCGCTGCGCACCGTCAGACGGTCAGCAACCGGCCGCACGTTCTCACTGTTAAGCGCCTGTTCAACCACCGCCAGCAGGTCCGCCGCTGCCGTTCCGTCGCCCTCACGGCTCAGCACGGTAAGCACCACCTCCGCCGGTGCCGGGCTGGTTGCGCTGGCGTCAGCGACTCTCCCGTCCGTGCTTTTAGCGTGAAACTCATAAGCCGCCGTTGGTCCCGCAACGGACAGCCCCTCAAATGCAGCAGGAACACGCAGGCGCAACGCCTCGTCACTTTCCATTATCGCTGCGACCGGCGGCACCGCGTCGTTATCGGCAGGTGTAACCGTCAGCCGCTTCACATTGTAGTTGGCCGCCATCTGATCGAGATCGCCGCCCATGGCATAAGCCACCATGACCGCCTGCGCCGCCTCGTTGATACGCTGGCGCAGCAGGATTTCCCGGTACGTGTTTTCCTGCAGTTGTTTGGTGATGGGTTCAGATTCCAGCTCAAGCGTGCGCCGCACCGCGTCCTGTTCATCTGCCGGATACAGGGCCACAAAGGCGGCCTTACGCTCAGCCAGCAGGGATTCAAAGTCCGGCACGTCAACGATTTGCGGCGCGGGGAGCTGGGAAAGGTCAATGACTGCCATTGTCTGCTCCTGTTGATACCGAAAGGGAAACAGGCGCGCCGTTATTGCGCTTCCCGGTTAGCTCAACTACCATCGAGCCGTCAAAGCTGCTGTTGATGGTGATGGAATCCAGCATAAGCCGAGGCTCCCAGCGACTCAGCGATACGTAAACAGCCGCCATAATCTGCAGGCGCAGCGCCGGGTTCTGGGGTTGGTCAATCAATGCTGACAGCAGGGAACCATATTCCCGGCGTGCTATACGGCTTCCCTGGGGAGTCAGCAAAATATCCCTGACCGACTGCCGCAAATGGTCCGCATCAGAAATGGCTTTGCCATTGCCCTGATTCATACCGATATACAGCGTCATACAGGACCTCCCGATGTATCGCCGCCGGACTTAACGCCGGTATGACCGTGTTTATCGACTACGATCCCGTTAGAACTCATGGCGCCGCCGCCCTGGGTGACGCCACCATTGATCACCACCTCGCTGTTTATGCGCGTGGTGCTTGCTTCCACCACAAACTCCCCCGTTTTCAGGGTTATGTTATCTGCCGCCTCGATCACCATGGATTTGATACCCCGCACATGCCAGCGGCCGGTCGCGGGTTCATATTCAAACCATCCACCGTCCGGGTATTCCGTTACGCAGCCGTCCACTGAGTCCGACGGCGGCGCGAACTGGTTGGAATAAATCGCAGGTAGCCGTTGAATTTAATACGTGTCTCTTTTTTCATTGTGCTTTTGCTCCGTCAGCAATCGGTGGTTTGTTCTGCGCCGTTATTGCCGGTCGCATTAGGGCGGCGTTCGCTGCGGCTGTCCTGAGTGGAAAGCTGCTCACGCAGGGTGGAGAGTGCGCTGGTTGTCTCATCAACAACCTTTTGCATATCGCTCAGCTTGTTACTGAAATCGGTCTGATGGGTGCTGACCTGCTCCGCCAGCGTCTGATGCTCACGCGCGATGGTTTCAACAGCCTGATTCACATCAGCAAAGCGGGCGTTATCATCGGCGCCTTTGCGGGACAGCAGCTCTTTCACACGGGTAAACAGGCTGGTTTTTTCCGGCACGTTCTCAAACTCGATCAGGGTTTCAACAGCAGCGGTAAACAGGTTGTCTTTGTCCAGCTTGCGGCGCGCCAGTGGGTTATGTTCTGCGCTGGCGCTGAACTGCAGCATTTCAGTGCCGAGGCTTGCCGGATCGTCAGTAATCGCCAGGCCAACCAGATAAGCGGAGCCGGTATCGGCAAAGCTGGTGTTAACTTCCATTGAGGTGAAAAGCTTCTGCCAGTTGCTGGTCATCGTGACCAGATCGTCAGTCGGGGCAATCCAGCCATACAGCGCCATTTTCCCGGATAATGCCCCTTCGGTGATTTCTTCCGCTTCCAGCTTTTCCACCATGCCAAAACGACGGAAAGGCCCATCAGGGGTGAAGCCCTTGATGTGTTCCATATTGATCAGCGCGGTGTATACCTGCGGGTTATAGCTCGCCGCCATCTGGGTGAGCCATTCACGCTCAATAACGCGCCCGTCAGTAGTGGCCCCTTCGACCCCAATACGAAAACGCTTAGATTTTTTTGCCATCGGTCCGGCTCCGGTTAGTTAGTTCGTAACACGTTCAGAGCCTTATGTTTGCGGTGATGGCGCGTGTAAACAACGCGTTGGGCTTGTGCGAACTCCCACACAATGCGAAGCCGGGGAAAGTGCTGATTTGAGGCCGTATGTTTGTGCCATGACAACACTGACCCCCGCAGACCTCGATCCCCGTCGTCAGGCAATGCTGATGTACTTTCAGGGATACCGCGTAGCCCGCATTGCTGAAATGCTGGGCGAGAAAGTTGCAACCGTTCACAGCTGGAAAAAACGCGATAAGTGGGGCGAATATGGCCCACTGGATCAGATGCAGCTCACCACCGCCGCACGTTACTGCCAGCTCGTCATGAAGGAGCAGAAGGAAGGAAAGGATTTTAAAGAAATTGACCTGCTGGCGCGTCAGTCCGAACGACAGGCCAGAATCGGCAAATTTAACAATGGCGGGAATGAAGCAGACCTGAATCCGAACGTGGCGAACCGCAATAAAGGTCCGCGCAAGCCGCCGGAAAAAAACCTGTTTACCGACGAACAGATCGAAAAGCTGGAAGAGATTTTCCGCGCTGGTATGTTCGAGTACCAGCGCCACTGGTGGGACGCTGGTATCAAGCACCGTATCCGCAACCTCTTAAAATCACGCCAGATCGGTGCAACCTACTATTTCGCCCGTGAAGCGTTGATAGACGCCCTGACCACGGGCCGAAATCAAATCTTTCTGTCAGCGAGTAAAGCCCAGGCACACGTTTTTAAACAGTACATCATCGACTTCGCAAAAGAGGTGGATGTTGAGCTGAAAGGCGATCCGATGGTGCTGCCTAACGGCGCGTGTCTTTACTTCCTCGGTACAAATGCCCGTACCGCGCAGAGCTATCACGGCAATCTGTATCTTGATGAGTATTTCTGGATACCGAAATTCCAGGAGCTGCGCAAGGTGGCCTCCGGTATGGCGCTGCACAAAAAATGGCGTCAGACCTATTTCTCTACCCCTTCCAGCCTGACGCACAGCGCCTACCCGTTCTGGTCTGGCGCCCTGTTCAATAAAGGGCGCCCGAAAGCCGACAGGGTGGAATTTGACCTTTCTCACAGTAGCCTGGCGCACGGCGTTTTATGCCCTGACGGCCAGTACCGCCAGATAGTCACCATTGAAGATGCCGTAAACGGCGGGTGTAACCTTTTCGACCTGGACCAGCTGCGCCTGGAGTACAGCCCGGACGAATACAACAACCTGCTGATGTGTCAGTTTGTTGACGATCTGGCGTCCGTGTTCCCGCTGGCGTTGCTGCAGTCCTGCATGGTTGACAGCTGGGACGTGTGGGACGATTTCGAACCGCTTTTACTGCGTCCGTTTGCATACCACCCTGTCTGGATTGGCTATGACCCGGCAAAAGGAACGCAGAACGGTGACAGCGCCGGTTGCGTGGTCATTGCGCCTCCCGTCGTCCCCGGCGGTAAATTCCGCATCCTTGAGCGTCACCAGTGGCGCGGGATGGACTTTCGCGCCCAGGCCTCAGCGATTGAGGAAATCACCAGACGCTACAACGTGACCTACATCGGCATTGACTCGACCGGCGTTGGCGATGGCGTTTACAAAACGGTTAAGCAGTTCTTCCCTGCTGCGCGTGAGTTTGTCTACAACCCGACCGTTAAAAATGCCCTGGTGCTTAAAGCCTACGACATCATCAGCGGGCGCCGTCTGGAGTTTGATGCGGGGATGCTGGATATCGCGCAGTCCTTTATGTCCATTCGACGTTCAACCACTGCCAGCGGCAACCGGCCAACCTACGAAGCAGCCCGCACAGAGGAAGCCAGCCACGCGGATTTAGCCTGGGCAACCATGCACGCACTTTATAACGAACCACTGGCAGGAGCTTCCGCCAGTACCAGTAACATCGTGGAGATTTTTTAATGGCTAACCGCAAAAACCGCAGCAAGGCACCGCGCGTCCAGACCGCCACCGATACGGCCAACATAGGCAGTAATGCCCATGCGGAGGCGTTTACGTTTGGCGATCCGATCCCCGTGATGGACCGCCGGGAGTTATTTGATTACCTGGAGTGCGCGCAGGTAGACCGCTGGTACGAACCACCGATCAGCATGGATGGCCTGGCGCGAACTTACCGCGCTGCCGTGCATCACTCCAGCGCTATTCAGGTAAAACGCAATATTCTTACCAGTACCTTCATCCCTCACCGCTGGCTGTCTAAACAGGCTTTTTCCCGGTTCGCCCAGGACTTTCTGGTATTCGGTAATGCCTACCTTGAAAAACGCATGAACCGGTTAGGGCAGATCATGGAACTGCGCGCCTCGCTTGCCAAATACACACGTCGTGGCATTGACCCGGACACCTACTGGTTTGCACAGTATGGCTACAACTCACAGCCCTATCAGTTCGATGAGGGAAGCGTTTTTCATCTGATGGAACCCGACGTTAACCAGGAGCTTTACGGGATGCCGGAATACCTCTCCGCCATTCCTTCCGCCCTGCTGAATGAATCGGCCACGTTGTTTCGCCGTAAATATTACCTTAACGGTAGCCATGCTGGTTTCATCATGTACATGAGCGACCCTGCCGCCGATCAGAAAGACGTGGATAATATACGTGAAGCTCTCAAAAAATCGAAAGGGCCTGGCAACTTCCGCAACCTGTTTATGTACAGCCCGAACGGCAAGAAAGACGGTATTCAGATCATCCCGTTGTCAGAAGTCGCAGCGAAAGATGAATTTCTGAACATCAAGAATGTGAGCCGTGATGACATGTTAGCAGCTCACCGCGTACCGCCCCAACTGATGGGGATTATGCCTAATAACGTTGGCGGTTTTGGCGATGTAGAAAAGGCGAGCCGTGTATTTGTCCGTAATGAATTGATTCCACTCCAAAAAAGAATAATGGAAGTAAATGAATGGTTTAAAGAAGAAATTATTCAGTTTGATGAGTATAGACTTAGTGAAGGCTGAATAAAGAAATGAAAACTGGCTGTAAAAACAGCCAGTTCATACACCTGCGCCAATAAAGTCTCCATAGGACTCATCTTCAAGACTAATGTATTCCACCCTCCACTGATCCATCCTTCGCAAGGCATAAAGTGAAAAATGAGTATCAGCAACTGCTACACAATTAGTTAATTCGATGAGTTCCGAATGTCCCTGTTTCGGGTCGCCATAGAATTTAAAAAATAGCTTTTTCAAAGCAAGACAGGTATTTTCTGCAGCAGTTCTTGCATCTGGACCACCCTCTGTCGCATCGTACACCACATTGATGACCAGCTCGTAAGGCTCACCTTCCTCGAGATCGGTGAATCTCTCCTCACCTAAATCAAAAAATATACCAATCAAATGCTCTGAGTTTGTTGAAATTATGTCAGCAACTGCTTTTTCAAAAACGAATTTATCATCTTCGTCATTTTTTTCCAGGTCGAAGGCGCGCAAACGCTCTTCGAAGGAATCAGGGAACGCGGGACGACCGTACTTAGCAGCTAGCCACTGCTTAAGTCCTTGTTTCTCTTCTGATGAAATAGTATATGCAGGATCATTTTCCGTACAATGGAAATTCTTTTTAGAGATTATTGCTTTCCTTTCATGTCGAAGTTCAACTGCCCCTTTCTTAGGGCTTTCAGGATTCTCAAAACAAAGATCAAGGATTCTTGGGTGTTTTGCTCTCTTCATCTTGCTTGACCCCTTTTTCAAGGGGCCAAACATGAGTTCAACGTTCTTTTCAGAATCACTTTGTAAATCACAATCATGTGTAATCACAACAACTTTATGGTTAGTTTCATCAGGGCTCAGAAGTCCAAGTGAAACGGCATCATCATGTTTAAGAACATGCCCCTGACGCCATGATGTTCCTCGTACCAACATAAATGTGATTTAATCCTCTACAGAGCCAGGAATCGAAACAGATGATTTCCAACCATCTGTAGGCTTCGCCTTACTTGCTGCAAAATTGGCAGCCTCTGCAGCCGCATTCATCGCTTTAGATTCATCAATCAGTATCTGGACAGGCTTATGCCAATCTTCTCCTTCTTTGACCAAGTCCATTAACGACCGGCCATTGAAAGCTTTCATTTTGGCTAACATTTTTGCATCAGCGATTCCTGCCTCAGAAAAGGCATCAGCAATGTTACTCAGATTTCTGATAACAAGCGTTTTGACGTCATCTTCAGGCTGATATTCTCCAGAAAGCCACTTATAGAGAGCTTGTCGTGTTATCCCCAAATCCTTTGCCAATTCAGACATTGAAGGGGAAAGGATCTCTCGTATATTAGCCAAATGCTGGGCAACGCTTCTTACATCAACATCAGGGGCAGAAGCAGAAAAAATCAATGTATCACTTGAGTCAAAAGCAAACTGAACCCTTGGCTGTACATAATGACGCCAATGCTTATACCCATCAACTGGATAAGAGGCACCAGTACCAACAAGCAATAATGATGCAGCGACCACGATACCCGGCATTTTCGAATTCTTTTGCGTACAACTCAGCGGAGGAGTCGCAAAACGCTCGATTCGTCCAGTACCGCCAGTAGGAGTTGCTAACATATTAATTCCTCCGATGTATCATTTCCATTTTGCCCAAGCAAAATCTGAAACCATACCTTTAAACGCTTCTTTAACTTTACTATGCAAGGAGAGTATCTGTTCTTCAACCATTTGCAAGTCAAATGGCATATTACCTTCTACATAGTGATCAGTATCAATGACCGCATGACGACGCTGTTCCGTATCTCTAAACCTTGGTAGTGCAACCAAACCATTAGGCACCATGTCCGGAGGAAAACCAAGTTGAGTGTTCGTTTTGTAAATACGCGAAACCATGAAGCCATTTTGGATCACTGGTCCCACGGAAGTTTGATATACGGCCTCCTGTAAGGATTGAATAGGAGTTAATCCAAGGTCAACCCCATGCAATTCATTTACGAGGTATTGTTCTATAACCTCTTCACCTTCAGGAAATACAGCGTCAAGATATCTTAGCCCAATACGGCTCACCAAGGACGGCCTTGCAAATTCAAGAACTTTACTAAGTCCCAGCATCAGTGCAGAAACAAATGGTTCATGCGTATTATAGTCCGTTGTATGAAAGGTAATAAAGTCGTTACCTATGACGAACCCAGAAGTTCTTTCAGCGTTAAAGATTATCCACTGCGTGACGGGCTCAAATGAATGAACCGGCGGTTCGTTCGGATTAACGATCTCGAACTTTAGTTGGGTAGTACTTTGAGTCTCATAAAAAGGGTAGCCCTCAACTCGCAATGCTTCCTGTATGTCAGGAATGTACATGGCCATTTTTGCCACAGGCGTGAACTTAACCTGTACCAATGCGTAATAAACGGGCGCATTGGACATGCGTTCAGTGTTAGCACTCATGTCGCCCTCCTTGATAATGTTTCATTAAATATCTCTTGTTTCATGACGCCTAGTTTACACATAGATTGACACTTTCTCCATCGATAAGTTCAAGATTAAATCGATAGTACGGGTCTATGGATTCGGAAAAGAACGATACCGCTTTCCAAGAACGCGCGCTCGTAGCCCCGCCACGCCTGCCCGCTTTATGCAGAGGTTTTCATGCACCTGCATGACATAAGCAAAACCCCGCCAGTTCTGGCGGGCTTCAGCGAAAACGACCCTCGAACGATCATGCGATATCATGCAGCATAGACATGCACTTCTTGCTTTGCCGATCCTTAAGTATGTCAATTGAGACCGTATAGGCTACTTTTGCCCGGAGCGAACCTGAAAGGGATGCGTTACGCTAGCCTGTCTTAATGCAGCCTTAGTTAGTCGATCTAGAAAAAATCACAGTACTCAACGTAGTAATCGCACAGTACAAAACATAAAACATGTAAAAACTAGAAATCAAGCCATTGACCAACCATCATTCTAGTGCATATACTAATTAAATCGACAGTATCCCCTCTAAAATATTAACGGGACATGATTAAATGGCTAATACTAACTGCATTACTGTACTTACTGCTCGTGGCATTACTGAGATTCTTAGCACAGGAGGAAGTCAAGCATGGAGACTTGACGCCAGCCATGCTGCTAAATACGAATATTTAGTTTGTGTACAAAATTCGAAAAAAGACTGGGGATCACAAGAAGCAAAACATCACCATGCATTCATGGTGGGTCGTATCTCGGGAATCAGCAGGGCTCCCGAAAATCCTCACCGCTGGATCATAAATATCAGTTCTTATGCTGAAATTGACATCCCAGAGCAATGGGATGGTAACCGAAACCCCGTTTCTTATCGCAACCTCAAAGATATTGGCATCGAGACGGATAAACTGGAATTCAAAGCTGTTCCAAAATTCGCTCCAGCGAATTTGAATGTCGAACAAGCGGGTGATGAGTACGAAGATGAAGAAGAAAATGTTGTTAAGCCGTTAACACTTAAAGAGGCAAAAGCTGGGCTAGCCTTATATTTTGGAGTCAATGAAGAAAACATCCAAATCACCATACAAGGATAAAAACTCACTACACTCGTTGTTCAACGTTGCTGGCATAAGATTCAAGTTCTCAAGCCAGCAACGTTCCTGGTTCCTACTGCTAACCGGGAAGATCCATCGACCGGCCATTTTCATGAGCACGAATCTTCGCCATCAACTCGTCCGTTAACTCAGAAACCCACTGGATAGTCTGTCGCCATCATCACAGCACAGGAACCTGCGAAAGGTTCAACCAGTCGTGGGCCAGTAGGAAGGTGCTTAATCAGTTCCGGCATAATAGCGGTTTTATTTCCCGCCCATTTCAGGATGGTGCTCATACAGCGCCTCCGTTGTAGTGTTTACCTTTAAGCTCTGCGATTTCCTGACAGGTAACACAGAGATCACAGCCCGGCATGGCGGCCCGGCGTTCTTCGGGAATGACTATTCCGCAGCTTTCACACTCCAGTGAAGAAGCCCCAACCTTTCGGATACGGGCATTGTGGATGTGGCGCTGCAGCTGTTCTTCAACGCGCTGCTGTACAAGGTCCATAGAGTCAGCCATTAGTGCAGCTCCTGTGATTCGTTTTCGTAGCGGGTTGCTTCGCGGCGCAGCAGTTCAGCCGCTTCAATGCCGTTTAACCCTTTGTTGGTGATATGGGTTGCCAGCGCCTCAAGACGGATTGAAACTGCGAGCGCGCGCCCTTTGCGCTCCTCGCGTTTGGCAATATCGATCACCGCGATAAGCTGGTCGGTTTCGGGTACAAACATTTTTGGTAATTCGTTTTGCATTGTTCTTTCTCCTGAATTTGGGCAAAAGAATGCCCGGCGGGTTTACGCCATTAATTTCTGTTGTGGGTTAATTCGGCATGGTTAGCCGTTTGGGAAATAAGCTCACCACTGCACGAAAATGATTCATTGCTTTAACCAGTTCCCGCTTTTCGTCAGTAGTCAGATCACTAATATTGACGCCGTGACGTTCTGCCGGAATTTTTGCCATAAAGAATATGGCTGCCAGTGCGCGTTCATTTTGCTTATGGTTTATATCGCGGCGGTCGCGCATATCTTTAATAAACCTTTCAAGCTCTGGCTCGCTATTCAGACCAAACACATTTGCCCTTAATTCCGCTATTCGATTCAGCCCTTCCATACGTTGACCCGGGCTTAATGGAACAGTCGCCGCAGCGCCTTCAATAGCCATGGTTTCCCCCGTTTGGTAGTGGTCAGCCCTGCCAGCAGTTCATCCTGAGAGCGGGACGGGTGCCAGCGCTTGCCATCTTTCCCGATAATCCAGCCATGACCGCAGTGCATGCCCTGGCTTTGTTTAACTAAAAGCGATGCGAATGAGGGTTCTTTAGTCAGCATGATCACCTCAGATGATACCGAACGAAGCGCCAAGGCCGGTGACGGTGTCCACCGCACTTGCCATTGCGGGATTGGCCTGCAGGCGGGCCTGCATGGAAACGGCAGCCAGTGCCATCAGGCGAGTTACTGAGTTAATGCTGCTGATTACATCACGGCGTCCGGCAGTGGTTTTCACATCGCCAGTAACAGCACCGGCAGCAACGCGCCCTATCTCTGCGGTAGCGCTCATGACATAGTGCGGCAGTTTCTCTTTTGCCACTTCGTTCATCGGTACGCATGGCAGGCAGTGAATCTGTGCCAGGAAGCCATCAACCAGGGTTGAGTCCTCAGTGAGATCGGTAAGCAGCCAGATTTCAGGCGGTGTGAGCTGATGCGGCTGGTCCGGGTTCAGCTTGTTGCGCAGCGTTTGGACATTCATTCCCGCGCGTTCTGCCAGCTTCGCCATGTTGTGAAGCAGTGCGAAAGCCCGGCAGGCCTCTTCAAAGTGTGGATGTTTGGAAATCTTATAATCAAACATGTGAGCTCCTTAAAAAGTTCTCATAATCGAACTTACTGACCAACAATGACGCGGAAGTTGGAATGACCAAGAGACTCACGGACCTGATCGGTTTTGTACATTAAGTAACGCAGGCTTACGCGACCTTTGTTTTTCTCTTTTTTAACCATGTACTTAGCAAGATGACCATGGTGAATTTTTTGGTATACAGAGCCACGGGAAATACCTTCCCACTCCGCGAACTCTGCAGGCGTAGCCATCTCTTTTGGTACACGAATTGAAATATCTGTGCTCATAGTGCAGTATCTCTTAGTTTGTTTTCGTTTCATCTCGTTTTATGTGGTTTGGTTTTGCTTTTCAAACCATGAACGGATATTAGGATCACTTTTTATATGCGTCAAGGGGTTTGATTATGAGTTTAATCAAGGCGGGAAATGATAGTGGTGGGCGTGATGCAATCAACAGGCTTATTAAGGCCTACAATTTCAACTCACGTCAGCAGCTCTGTGAACATCTGGACGTATCGAAAAGCACTATGGCTAACAGATACTTAAGAGATAGTTTCCCCGCTGAATGGGTAATTCAATGCGCCCTTGAAACAGGAATTTCCCTTCTATGGCTGGCTACCGGTCAGGGAGATATGTATGCGAGTGAGAACGAAGAAAAGAATCTCAAAAACGAAACCACCGTCACGGTAAGACCACTTTCTAAAATCGTGGCTCCCAGCATCAAACATGCTGAGCTGAAGAACGGCGAACTGCATCAGAGTGATGAAATCCTTCTCGATAGCAGACTGCTGGATGGTGAATCGTCCAACTCTCTTTTTGTAAAAACAGCTAGTGATAGCTTTGTTGTGGATACGTCTGTGAAACAAATCAGCAATGGTTATTGGCTGGTAGACATCGACGGCGTTAAAAGCTTCGTAAAGATTGCCCGCATTCCTGGCAATAAAATTGTGGTTCATCAGGATGAAGCATCCTTTGAGTGCGCCGTAGATGATGTAGAGGTAGTTGGCCGCGCCGTAAAAGTCATTAAGAGCATCTAACTATGACGATCAGAAAGCAGCCGAACGGAAAATGGTTGTGCGAGTGTTACCCGAACGGGCGTGACGGCAAGCGTGTACGCAAGCAATTTGCGACAAAGGGCGAGGCTGTAGCATTCGAAAACTTCACCATGGATGAAGTGAACAAAAAGCCGTGGCTGGGTGAAAAGGAAGATCGGCGGCGTTTGTCAGAATTGATTGAGCAGTGGCACTCTCTTTACGGCCAGACGCTCGCAGACCCCAAGCGCCTAATGGCGAAACTGAATATTATCTGCAATGGCCTGGGCGATCCCGTCGCCTCTGAGTTAACCGCCGGTGACTTTACAAAGTATCGCGAAGCACGATTAAAAGGTGAAGTACGTAACGAAGACGGCGCGCTAATGTCGCCAGTAAAGCCCCGCACGGTAAACCTAGAACAGCGTAACTTATCATCCGTTTTTGGCACCTTGAAAAAGCTGGGCCACTGGTCTGCGCCTAACCCGCTCGCCGGGCTTCCAACATTCAAAATCGCTGAGGGGGAACTGGCGTTCCTTGCCCAAGACGAAATTAAACGCCTACTTGATGCCTGCGCTGATTCTCAAAGCCCCAGCCTGTTAATGATCGCAAAGGTATGCCTTGCCACCGGCGCGCGGTGGAGTGAAGCCGAAAACCTGCAGGGCCATCAGTTATCTAAATACCGGATCACCTATACCAAAACCAAAGGTAAGAAAAACCGAACCGTACCGATATCACAGGATCTGTATGACGAACTCCCCAAAAACAGAGGGAAGCTATTCACCCCATGCAGAAAAGCTTTTGAGCGCGCAGTAAAAAGAGCGGGTATCGACTTGCCTGAAGGCCAGTGCACACATGTGCTGCGTCATACATTCGCCAGCCACTTTATGATGAATGGTGGGAACATATTGGTTTTGCGAGATATATTAGGTCATGCAGATATTAAGATGACTATGATTTATTCTCACTTTTCTCCAGACCACTTGGAAGATGCAGTAACTAAGAACCCACTATTCAACTTGAAATGGGAAAATTCGAGATGAAACAATTAAATTCCGTTTCCGATGCAGTTATTCAACTACGTCTAAATGCCGTAAAGTCAAGCATACAACAAGTAAATCCTGATACGTTCATTCATCACTGCCTCAATTATAATCATCAGAATTTTAAAGACCAAATTGAAATGCTGCGACATCTACCTTGGGTAGTGAATTTATGTATAAAATGGTCTGCCATTGCAATTGAAAAAAAACGCCAATTCAAGCCAATTGATGGCCCGGGAACTGTAAGATTATTACAAAGGGCATATGAACAATTAAGCATAATACCAACAGGATTAGAGCGCAATGATAATGGCATTGATTTCTTTCTTCGAAACACGTTGTATCAGCAGGGGATTTACCAAAGACTGGATGGTTTAAACACCGTTAGTCGGCAGGCTTTTCTTTTCTCCTCATTAGAGGAGAATAATAGAATCAAACGTCGATTTAAAGAGTTAACCAATGTGGATATAAATGATTTTTTAAAGTTATCATTTGTTCTTATATCCATGGTTACAACTCAAGCGCCAGTACGAAAAATAGGCGCAAATACTTTCTCAATTCTCTTTCCATTAATTTCAAAAGAAATTATAGAGAACTTCCTCAGCACAATATCTTGTCCTTATGAAAACCTATCTACTTTTTGCCGAAATAGAAGTGACGACACGCCGCTAGTCGAATATTTTTCCCCTTCCCCATTCTTAGAAAAACCATTCATAAGCTCCAAAAATGAATATTATCAGATACACACTCAACTAACATCCACTAGTCTGCAAACTTTCATTTATGATCTACTTAGGAGAGATGACGCTGAATCATTCATGGATAACTTCGGTAGTATTTTTGAAAATGCAGTGAATCAACTTTTAGAAGAAAGTGGTATTAGCTATATCGCAGAAGATGAACTAAAAAAACTCCTTCCTCAGGAAAACAAAGTTGTTGACTTCCTCATAAAACATACGGACGCAAATATTTTCATTGATGCAAAAGGGGTAGAGATACATCAAAAAGGAATGGTTACACTGCGACCAGGAGACATATCAGGTAAAATAAAGAGCTCGGTATTAAAAACTATAGAACAAGCCCACTCTGTAAATCGGGAATTAATAAAAGAAGAAAGCCGAGACATACCATTTAAAAAAGAATCTTACATTTTATGTCTTACTTATAAAAATTTATTCCTTGGAAATGGTACCTTCCTTAACAAATCATTTGCAAATTTTGAGATGAGAAAAATTCGTGACAGGCATAGCGAAGAATACCAAATACCCGATGAACATATTTTCTGTATATCCTTTGAAGAATTCGAGTATCTATTGTCATCTTGTAAGGTATACAATAAACCCGTACATGAGGTTCTTCGGGAAGCTGTAGATAGAAACAAATCACCGTCAAGTGCTGTATTTCTTTTCGCGCACCATATACGTGACACGTTCCCTAAAACACGTTCATCTGAAATCGTGAAGCAGGCTGGCCTAAACCAACTTAATCAGCTAATCGAAACCTTAAAGCAAACTATTCCCTCTTAGCAAAAACTAATGATGGCGACAAATTGGCGACAAAGACTTAAAAACGCATAAAATTGGTTAACACGGCAAAAGAGTAAGCGGCTGTTTTTAAAAGTAAATGACTGTTTATCTTGTAAAGAGAATGGTATGTAGAAATTTCGGACGCGGGTTCAACTCCCGCCAGCCCAAAATTCTCCATCGGCGATCACCAGAGTCGACTGATGAAGTCCTGAAAGCCCGCACGGCGCAAGCCCTGCGGGCTTTTTTGTGCCCCATGCCCACGGTTCCTTCCAT